TCCTACTCGGCGGGCCCTTATAGGTCCGCTGGAATTTGGACGAGAGGACCGAGGGGTGCTCGACCTTCACGGCTTGGAACCGCTGATAAGACAGCATCCGCAAATCTTCTCAAAGATTTTGGGAGAAGCTCTTGACAGCCCAGTTTCGAGATTGATCTCGGTCACTGAGTGTTTATGTGAACACTGGTCGCAGACGTGTTACTTCGATGAACTCGAAGCAGCATATTCGAGTGGTGACTTCATTGTCGGCTCGATTCACTGCATACCCGAACCTGGGTATAAGGCCCGGATCATTGCCAACCCAAAAAGGTTGATTCAAAAGGCCCTCACCCCTTTGGGTGATTGGCTTTTTGAGCAGCTTCGTCGGCTGCCTATGGACAGCACATATGACCAAGAGCGCGGGAGGAGGAGAGTACAGGAGGAGCTCGCGGCTTGTAACCGCGTCCATTCAGTGGATTTAACATCAGCCACTGATTCCTTCCCTAGACTCCATAGTCAGGAGCTTCTTGGAAGGTTGGTGGGTGAGCCCTTTACCACTTTTATGGAGGACCTCGCAAGAGGTTCTTGGGTTCTCCCCTATAGGGAGTTTGGTCACTTCCTACCACCACCCTCTCTTAAAGAGGTCTTTACCGTCTATGATGGTAGAGAGACAGAGTATATGTCCCCTGGCGATATCATTAGAGATGATATCGCGGAGGCCCAGAGATGGGTTGAGCCTAGTGACGCAAGTTTTGACGAGCGTTACGAAGCTTGGACTAAGTATGCTTTAGAGCATCTTCAGCCCTCCACTGTGTCCTGGGCCCAGGGTCAACCCCTGGGAACTTACCCTTCTTTCGCCGAGTTCGCACTTAGTCACCACTGTGTCCTTCTTGGTTTGATCGCCAAGAGGGGGATACCTTGGGAGTCTTATCAACTCTTAGGGGATGATGTGTGCATTTTCGACGACGGTCTTGCTGCTGATTACCAGGCTCTGATGTCCCGATTTGGGGTAGAAATCAACCCATCTAAAGGCTTGACTTCCAACAAGCTGGCGGAGTTCGCTGGACACATCCTGACAAGCACGTCGGACATACCATCATATCGATGGCACCGCCCTGGAGATGACAACTTCATTGACATCTGCCGAGGAATCGGTAGTATGCGTGCCAGAGATCTGCTTTCGAAAAGACAGCAGCGTGTGTTCGATATCCTGAGGATAGCCCCTGAACACCTTGGGGGCTTAGGATTAAACCCGGAGGGAATCCCTCTTCTTGAAAGAGAAGAAGCTTTTGCTGACCTGCAACAGGAATACGTGCGTCCTACGACGTATCGCACTCCGGTTAGTACCTTAAACACGCTCCTTTACAAGAGTCGTGCCCCGGAAAACCCGCGAGAGCCTGTGTTACCCGACAGGGTAAGGCTTGTCCAACTTCTTGTGAAAAACAAGATATATGTCCCACTTGAAGAGGTCCCCTTGCTCCTGGATGAGAATCCAGGATTAGGTGAAGGGCTTCCCAAAAGCGTGAGAGATGCTATTCGTATGTGGTTGGTACCACACGCCGAACAAAGCTCAACTCCCAAGCTCGACCAGCTAGAGATAGCTCTAGGGCTCAAAGGGTTTGAGCGCCAACAACGCTGGCTTCGGAGACGACAGTCTCTTGCCAGGTCATTCCCAGGGCCGCATTAACTGCTTGCGGCTAGGTAGAGGGGGCCCACAAGGCTTAAACGAC